TGGATCAGGGATACTTCCCGATGAACTACACGAGCTGTGACAAGTATGGCGGCTGCATCTTTCAGCCTGTGTGTGCTTCGATTCCCGAGGTCCGGGAGCACAAGCTGTCGATGTTGTTCAAGGAAGGCAAGCCCTGGTCTCCGCACACTAGGGACGAGTAACTGGAGTCGAAGGAGGCGTGATGACTAGAGTCAGGAAGATTGGCATGGGTATCGAGTTGATTGGCGAGCACAAGCGGACAGACAAGCCGCACCGCTATATCCTTGCAGACATAGGCCAGAACAAGGAGTATTGGGTCTACAAGTGTATGCACCCGCTCAACTCGTGTGGTCATTACATCAAAGCAGAGGACGCCGTTGGTAGAGACACTATTTGCTGGCGTTGTGGCGAGATTTGCAAGGTGCCAGCGATGCGTCGGGACCGCTACGTCAAGCGACCGCACTGCGTGGACTGTGTGAAGGTCTACAAGAGTAAGCTCCCGAAGGCAAGCAGCAAGCCTGTCGAGTTGAGCAAGCTCGCAGAAATGTCGCTTGAGGAACTCATGGGTGACGACGAGTTGTTCAACCCGGACAAGAAGAAGGACCACTGACATGAGCCGAATCCCAATCGTCTCGTGGCTTATAGAGCGCGCGCGTTGGGCCTGGTGCGAGTATCGTTATCAACGGTGGCTACGGAGGTTTGAACAATGACTGTGTTGAAGTATCTCATGTCGACGGGCGTTTGCACCACGGCGGAACTCATCGCGTTCAAGAAGCTGGACCCGACGGGCGCAGAGTATCGCGCTCTCGCTCAGCTGGCTCTGGACGAGATGAAGCACAAGGGCATCGAGGTTGATGCTCCCGAGGTCAAGAGCTAATGCCATCAACGAAGGACATCGACCTTGGGCAGCGCATCATGGCGCTGTTCATCGGTTCGACCGGCGACGGCAAGTCCGTTGCTGCGGCGAGCTTCCCGAAGCCCATCAAGTTCTACGACTTCGATGGTCGGATGAAGCCAATCAAGCTCTTCTATCCCAACGACGACATCCAGTATGTCACCGTCGGGCCGAAGGCTATCCCTGCGAAGGGCATCATCGACTTCTTGGAGTTCTGTCAGGAGTTCGAGAACCTGCAGGACCGCTGCCCCTGGGCCACCGTGGTGCTCGACAGCTTCACGAACATGTCGAACACCGCTATAACGTATCAGCTTCGGGTGCGTGGTGGCTTCGACGACTTCAAGGGCAAGAAGACTTTGAGCGGTCTCCCCATTCCGGGGTTCGACGAATACAACGGAGAGACAACGAGCCTCTCTCAGATTCTCGACGTGGCGAAGATTCTCCCGTGCAACATGATTGTGACCGCGCACCCCATCCAGAAGATGATGGACGAGGGTGGCAAGACCAAGCGATACACGAGCATGGCATCATACGGGAACAAGATCGCCAGCATCGCACCGTCATACTTCGACGAAATCTGGGCGTTCGAACGTGACGGTGAAGCACTGGACTCGAAGCGACTGGTTTGGACTGGCGGACGGGCCATGACCAAGACTGCGCTTCCTGTTCCGGGCGTGTTCGATATCACGGGCCGCCGTCTGTATCCTCTGGTCAAAGCGGCCATCGAGGAGCACGGCATCAAGCTCGCAGAGAAGGAGGTCGCACAACCAGCGTAAGGCTACGGTAACGGGTCAACAAGACGACATCTTCAACGTGTAGGAGTAGAGAACAATGGCTGAATCGCTTCGGATGACAATCACGCCAGCTGACGTCAAGCGCAACAAGATTGTGCAGGGCGGCTGGTATCAGAGCAAGGTGGTCGAGGTCAACATCGAGAAGAGCAAGAAGGACCCGACCTCGAACAACGTCGTCGTCGACGTGGAAGGCATGGAGGGTTCGTCGGAAGGAGCACGAGCCACCACGTGGTTCCCGGAGAAGTATCCGAGCATGGCTCAGGCGTTCATCGAGGCCATCACGGGTGCGAAGGTCGACGAGAACGTCGGTCTCGATTTCGTGTGGGGTCCAAGCCTCAAGGGCAAGACCATCCTCGCCCTCTGGGAACCGGGCGAATACAACGGTCGCAAGACGAACAACATCAAGGACTGGGCGCCAGTCACTGATCTTGCGGCGGCTGCTGCACAGGCGTCCAACGTTCCGGACGCGGACTTCTAGAGCTTCTCCGCCTCTGCTGGTCAGTCAGAGGATTCAGACGGTGTGGCCCCGAGCCGGGGAGATTCGGGGCAACTTAACCTTTCAGGAGCGTGTGATGAATTACATGATGAGCGGTGTGGACAACGACGAGGCGGAAGTGGACGAGCAGGACTTGGTTGAGGCGAACGCCGACCTCAACGAGGACGACGACGACGAGGGCGAGTCCAGCGAGGAGCGGGAAGAGGAGAGCCTCGACGACCTCGACGACTTGGGAGCAACCACGCCTCCGGTCGTCAGCAAGTAGCTAGAGGAAATGGGGGGTGGCTCTGGGAAAGCTGCCCCCCTTTTTTCATGTCTTGGAGAAACCATGAAGATAGACTTGACAGCTATCCAGAACACTATCCCAGTGTCGTGGGAGAGTGACAAGGAGCGCGACGAATTCCTTGAATCACTCAAGGAGCAGGGCCAACTCCACGCCATTATTGTTCGTCCGCTGAACAATTCTGAGTTCCCTTTTGACCTCGTGACAGGAGCCAAGAGGTTTGAGGCCGCAAAGCTACTCGGCTGGACCGAGCTGGACGCCGAGGTCAAGGAGCCGAACGACGTCGATGCTAAGATTATGAGGGTTCACGAGAACCTCCATCGTCACAACCTACCGTGGTATGAGGCTGTCATACTGGTGCAACAGCTCCATGAGCTTCGCCAGCAGCAACACGGTAAGAAGGAAGGCGTCGGTCGACCGAAGAAGGATGAGAAGGTGTGGGGTGTTCGGGAGACAGCTTCGGAGCTTAGCCTATCAATCGGTGGGGTAAGTGAGGACTTGTCTTTGGCACGCGCTGTGCAATATGACCCCTCATTGAAGAACATCAAGGACCGCAAAACAGCAATCAAGCTCGTTCGTTCAGCCGCGCGCCGCATGCAGAACGAGACTATGGCGGCGATGAATGACATCGAAATTGGCCTGGATGAAGTCTATCTAGGCGACAGCGCGGAGGTGCTCAGCCACTTCCCCGATGAGACGTTCGATGTGTGCATCACCGACCCGCCGTGGTTGAACTTCTTTGACCCTAGCTTGACGGTTGACAAGCGGACCTTGCCGGTCTTCGAGCAGCTGTGGCGCGTTCTCAAGACCGACGCTTTCCTATTCGTAATCGTTTCGGTAGATGACTTCGTCTACTACGGTGGTTACGACTATCTCAACGATTCGGGGCAGAAGGTCCACCGACTCGGCGCGCTGGAGAAGCTCGGATTCAAGATTGCCAAGACACCTGTCTTCTGGCAGAAGGAGAATAGCCTCTCTCGTCGCGGCGTCAAATCCTGGGAGTATGACCGTGACTTCGAGTTCGTCCTCATCGCTGCGAAAGGAAATCCAGTCCTTGCTCGCGTCGGTAATCTCTCGGCGTTTAAGCCGTTTCCGCAGGTTCCTCCGGCGCATCTCATTCACCCCAACGAGAAGCCTCTTGGACTCGTTGCCGACCTTCTCGACGATTGCTCTTACAAGGGTTCAACGGTCGTCGACCCGTTCGGAGGTAGTGGTGTGGTTGCGGCTGCCTGCATCATGGGTGAAAGACGATTCGTCACCATCGAGCGAGACAAGCAGTTCTACGACGGAATCGTAGACCGTTTGGCTAGGGTCAAGGCAAGGAAAGTGGTGTCGGCGTGACGCTGAAGGAGGAACTCATCGAGCAGTGGGAGCGCCAGTTCGGAGGTCGAACCAGACCTAAGCCAGATAGGAGAGGAAGAATGAAGGTATACGTCGCCGGGTCTTACAAGTTCAGAGCCAAAATCGACCACTTGGTCGACATGATCAAGACGGACATTCCTGAGTTCGAATCCACCAGCACTTGGATTCGTCAGGGTGAAGAAGATGACGAGTTGGAGAAGCACGGACACCAACACTTCATCGACCTCGACGTAGCGGACATCGAGCGCTGCGACGTGTTCCTGCTCGTCAATGAACCTTCTGTGTCTGTGGAGTCCACAGGCAAGTGGGTCGAACTCGGGCTGGCAATGGCCCTGAACAAGATGATTGTCGTCTGGGGCGCCGCGCAGGATTCACTGTTCCTGCATGGGGATACCGTCGTCCAAATCCCCGACTCAGTGGACAGTCTCATCGATGGTCTGGTAATCATCAACAAGGTTAGAAAGGAACTACATGCGAATCGCAGTATCGGCAGTCGACCGGCATACGGAAGTGGAGGAGGAACTCAGGAGCGTCGAAACCAAGCTCGAAGTGAAGACCTCCGTCTTGGAATACAGCAAGTCGAAGGCGGCTCACTACATGGCGATGTCCGAACGCCTCCGAGTGGAGCTCAGGGACTTAAAAGTCCTCAAATCCGAGCTGGAGAAGCGACTCCGCCTCATGGACCATCAGTAGTCAAATGAGTAACTACGTCCCAGGCGAGGGGCGTGGTGAAAACGGACTCGTGCTTGTCGGTGAGGCTCCGGGAGCGCACGAAGACAGAATAGGTCGGCCCTTCGTAGGACCATCCGGCGACCTATTGGACGAGTTTCTCGCGGAAGCTGGTATTCACCGCTCAGAGGTTTATATAACCAATGTGGTGAAATACCAGCCTCCGATGAACGACATTAAGAAGATAGGCATGATGGGCCTCAGTCTTGAGGAGTGTGAGAAAGAACTCTGGACTGAGATTAACGCTATCAAGCCTAACTGTATCCTCGCACTCGGGAATACAGCGTTGAAGGCTGTGTCAGGTAAGGATGGCATCCAGAAGTGGAGAGGCTCTGTCATCCTAGGCAAGGACGCTAAGACCAAGGTCATCGGCACCATCCATCCTGCGGCTCTCCTGCACGGAG